ATGCCTACATGATGGAGATATTATTGATTATAGATGAGATGGAATCACCTGTACTGGTAGACTTCTTTGATATAGATATCCCGGATGTAAAAGCCAAGGCGTAGTATGTATGTCAAGACCATTAGTGGGGTAGATTATCATTTATACGAGAACGAAGAAGAATTTAGAAAGCACCACCAAAAAGCAGAGTTAAAAGAGAATTGGCGAGATGCGGAAGAGGGTGAGTGGGCTTTGAGTGACGATGGGCAGGTATTTACGGTATTAAGACGTGCGGTCATGTTTAGTAATCAATATAATAAAGAGACCAACTACATTCGTACGTTATTAGGGACTGCTTTTGTTGTAGAGAATGCCAAGCTAGAGGGAGAGCCTCCCAAAGATATCTATACATTTACACGCCGTAAGAACAGCAAGTACATTACTGCTAGGGAAAAGCTGTTTGCTAAGATGGTAGCCATGGGTCGTGATGCAACGGATGCTTACTTAACGGTCTATAAGACCAAGAACCGTCGGTATGCTCTGACCCGCTCTAAGATTTTATTAAGACAAAAGAGGATACGAACATTGATTAACAAAGAAGTAGAAGAGTTAATGGATGACTTGGGGATTACCAAGACTTATTTATTAGAGAATGCAAAGTCGGTAGTAGATAAAGCAGATGTACGGGATGGTGATAAGTTACGTGCATTAGAGACCTTGATGAAGATATCAGGATTATTGTCTACCGAAAAGAAAACAGACTCTGTAGCCTTGATACAAGAGTTTACTGGTTTCTCTAAAGATAAATTAAAAGCCTTTGAGACAGGGCTAATAGAAGAGAATGCGTCTCAATAGACCTTATTGGGCATATCCTGTATATGTTCAGTGGGGTAAGATACATTACAATATTAAGATAATAGGGAAATAAGATGCCATACGGAAAAGGAACTTACGGTTCAAAAAAGGGAAGACCACCAAAGAAGAAGAAGAAAAAGAAGATGATGGGTGGTGGAGTTGTTAAAAAGATGCGTAAAGGTGGACGCGTTAAGAAAAAGAAATAGGAGTTACCATGGGAATGGGAGTTAAACACTACTTTAAAAGTGGTAAAGAACATAAGGGCGGTCTACATAAGATGCCTAATGGGCAACTACATAGTGGTAAAACACATGGCCCAAACAGTAAACGGTTGTTTCACTTTGGTGAATTAAGTAAAAAAGCCAAAAGTCTAGCTAAAAAGAGCTGGGGCAAGTAATGGCTTCAGCTGTCAAGACCAAGCCAGCGATGTGGAAACGAATTGTTGCTAGTGTAAAAGCGGGCAGCAAGGGTGGCCCCAAAGGAAAATGGTCAGCACGTAAGGCACAATTGGCTACCGCTCGTTATAAAAAGGCAGGTGGTGGATACAAGGGTGCAAAATCAAGTAGTAACCGTTTGTCTAAATGGACAAAGCAAGAGTGGGGGTATACAACCAAAGGCGATGAAAAGAAACCAAGAAAAAAACGAGGACGTTACCTACCTAAAAAAGTTAGGAAAAGTCTTAGTAAATCCCAAAAAGCTGCTACTAATAGACGTAAACGAGCAGCGAGCAAAGCTGGCAAAGGAAAAGCAAAGTATAGTAAACGAATAGCAGGTAAAGTGAGAAGAGCATAATGCCAAAGAAAAAAGATTCAAGATTAGCCCGAGCAGGTGTGTCGGGATATAACAAGCCAAAGAGAACTCCGGGTCATCCAAAGAAAAGTCATATCGTTGTTGCTAAACAAGGAACACAGATTAAAACCATTCGATTTGGCCAACAAGGGGTCAAAACCGCTGGTAAGCCTAAAGCGGGTGAGTCTCGTAAACAAAAGATGAGACGTAAATCATTTAAGGCAAGACACAGAAAGAATATTGCGAAGGGTAAGATGTCCGCAGCTTACTGGGCAAATCGGGTTAAGTGGTAGTGCCTAACAAGGGGGCTAAATTAAGAAAAAGAGGTAGAATGCTTGCTACCAAAAAGATTGCTGAGTATCGAGCTAAACGCAGAAGAGCGAGAAAACTTGCCAAAAAAGAAGCCAATAGAGACATTTAACGTTATACCTCCTCCTGAAGAGATGATTCGTCGGGACGAGATATTAGCCAAGTCTTATAAAGACCTACTATTCTTTGGAAGAGCTTTTCTTCCTAAAGACTTTATGCATAAGAGTGCATCCCCTTCCTGTCACTACACCGTTTCTAAAAGACTAATATCAACTAAACCCGGGGAACGTATATGCATTATACTTCCTAGGGGCTTTGGTAAATCTATTCTATCTAAATCAGCTATTTTACATAAGTTATGCTTTGCTAGTGAGGATGACCAAAACTTTATTGCATGGGTATCGGAAGAGCAAGGTCAGGCGATTGACCACTTAAAGTATCTTCGATACCACTTAGAGACTAATAAGACCATCAAGTATTACTTTGGTAATATGGATGGGGGTAGCGTAGGAAAGCGTTGGACAGAAAAAGACCTTGTTATTCCTAAAGGAGATAGAATTATAGCTAAAGGTACTTCTCAAAGGCTTAGGGGGCGTGCAGAGGTAGATGTCCGTTATACGGGTATTATCTTGGATGACTTTGAATCAGAGCTAAATACAAAGACTCCTGAGCGACGTAATGAGATTAAAAGGTGGGTGGTATCTACAATCTATCCTGCTTTAGAAGAATCACCCGGTAATGAGGGTTGGATATGGTTAGCCGGTACTATTGTACACTTTGATAGCTTTTTACAGATGACCTATGATGGATTCCGTAAAGCACAAAAAGATGATAGAAGTTATCCATGGGATGTGTTCTTTCACAGGGCGATTGAAGAAGGTAAAGCATTATGGCCTGAGCAGTTCCCGCTTTCTAAGTTAAATCATAAGAAACAAGAATTTATAGAAGCAGGCTTAGTTAATAAGTTTGCTCAAGAGTACATGAATGATGCGAGAGATATTACCAATGCATCGTTTAAGATAGATAGAATCCAGCATTACAACGGTGAGCGTAAGCTTATGAATGGTTTTAACTACTTAGTAGAGGGTGACGAAGTAATTCCTATCAATATTTACATGGGTGTTGACCTTGCAGCTACAGCTACAGAGAACTCTGACTATCAAGTCATACTGGTAATGGCAATAGATTCTAAGAGTAATCGGTATGTCTTAGAGTATTTTAGAGAACGTATCCCTACCTTTGATGTTCCAGCTAAAATTATAGAGATGGCAAAGAAGTATAGTCCTGTTAGGCGAGTAACGATTGAGACCGTTGCAGCTCAAGAGATGGTTAGAGACATGGTAACCCGTATGAGTGCCAATGAAAAAAGACTGATGCCCGGTATCTTTAAGGGTGTTAAGCCACCCAATAGAATAAAAAAGCAAGATAGGCTAGAAACCACACTGGGCCCTATTGTTAATTCTAAGAAATTATATATCAGAAGAGAGATGACAGAGATAATAGATGAGTTCTTTGAACACCCCAAACCTCGAAACGATGATATTATGGATGCGCTATACTATGCAGACTACTTTGCTAGGGCGCCGAAATCACAAGCCACTACTAAAGAAGGATTTGCTAGCAGTAAACGTAAAAGTAAACTCTTACCTAAACTGCGTAAATACAACTGGATAACGGGTGCTAGAAATTAATTATTTATTTCTTGGTTTATTGTCATTGTCCTTCTTATATTTAAATGCTGTGGAGTGTAACTTCACACACCTGTTTATAAACATTTTAAATAAAGCTATTAATCCACATACCATATGGCTAAACAAAAAAGCAGGTTCCCCAGCTACGGCTTAGTTAGGGGGCCATCACATGAACAAGGCGGAGTTGCTGGCATGGTTGCCGGTGAACAGCCTGTTGAATTAGAGGGCGGCGAATGGATAATACCCAAAGAAGCTGTTCCTGATTACCTACCCGTTTTAAAACAAATCACTAATGAAGGTCGTGCCATGCAGCAAATGCAGAATGGCAATTCGGCTATGGATGCTTTAATAGCGTCCGCTACTATGGAAACTGGACTAGCTCAACCTAAATCACCTATGTTTCAAGAAGGTGGAGCGGTATCTGATAATACAAGAGTAGCTATGAATGAGTTTATCCCTGATATATCTTATAACCTTCCAACGTTTGATGGTAAAACTAAAGAGCGTCAGTATAGTATGTCAAATATGCCGATGTCTGATGAAGAGATGATGGACATTGCAATGGGCATGGCTACCCCCGGTTCAGCTATAGGTTCATTAGCTAAAAAAGCAAGTAAAATAGCTACACAAAGAGATTTACTTGGTAAATTTTATAAAGACCCAATAAGCGGTCTTAGTAAGAAGGGGATGTTAAAGTTAGTTGAAGAAGCTGTTCCAGACAATACAATTGGTGTATACGGTGAGCCTCTTAGTTATTTTAAAAACTTAAAAACAGATGAACTAGCAGATGTACTTAGGTCTGCTTATGGACTTGCAAGAAATCCTAATATTGTAAAAGAAAAAGCAGGTGTAGGAACAGCCGCCTACTTAACAAACATGGGAAGAGAAGGTGTAGATTTTGCCTTACGAGATATTAAAGATTTAAAAATAAAAGAACAAGGTGGCATGGTAGATGAGTATGAAGGTGGTGGTCAACTTCATAGTCGCAGAATGTATAATCAAAAAGATAAAAAGAAATATGGCTACCAAATGGGTGGCATGATGCCTGAGTATCAAGAACAAGGTGGTATGATTAAACAATACCAGCAAGGTGGACAGACAGATAGAGGAGCCTATCCTTCTAAAGATTTAGAAATGTTACAAGAATATCCTACTTCATATAAATTCTTTATGGACAGAAGGGGAGAAAAAGCATATTATCCAGAGCAAGATACTCTAGCTGCTAGGATGTTTAGGGGTGAAATCAATCCTAATCAAGCTTTTTCTAAAGCTTTAATGCTTCCTTTTGAAGATGAATCTCGTTATGGAGGAGGAAAACAGCAGATGCAGCCTCGTAAACAGCAAGAGATTCGCAATCCACAAATGTATGGCCCACCTGATAGCTTAATGGGGCCTGATACAACCATGGGTAATTTAGATGATTTGTTAAATTATTATATGGAGAGCGACAGAAGAAATCAATTAAACGCCCTTACCGGTGATACGATTGACCCGCAATTAGATTCTTTACGATTGTTACAAAGAATGAAAAAGTCTAAGATGCCTCGAACTGGTCGCAAGAGTATGCAAGAAGGTGGCACTGTAATGTATCAACAAGGTGGGCAAGTTTTAGGTAGAGGGCAACCTTTGTCAAGTGAATATCAAAGAACAGCAAATGAGTTTACACAATATGACCCTAACCCAGCTGGTTATGCACCACTGGCCAATCAAGCAATGCCCGATGCACTTTTAAGTTCAATTGGCTCAGATAAAAGAATAAAGCCTTTAAGACCTGATACATATATTAAAAAAATGCCCCTTTCTAAACCTTTTGATTCTTCAAATATGAACTATGCTATTTACCAACAAGAGGTAGAGCAGGTTCCTAAGCTTTCCACAGCTTACTTAGCTTCATTTGGTATGGAGACTCCTTTATCTCGAAATCAATCTAGGTTGTTATTTAGAAAAGGAATATCTCCTGATACTTTAAATCCAAAAGTTAAAGGATTAATTAATAGAGCTTTAATTCAAAGATTAGCTAACGAAGAGGATTAATGACGTTAGACAAAGATAAACGCGCCGATTATAACCAAGACCTTTATCGTCGTTGGCGCAATGCACGTTCCGATTGGGATACAGAAGCAAGATATGATGTAGACTTTTACCACGGTAATCACTTTAGTAGTGATGAAGTAGATGAACTACAGTCTCGTAATCAAGCTGACGTACCTATGGACAGGATTGGGCCAGCTGTAGAAAAATTTAAAGCTGTATTAACTTCCAGAGCCCCAGCGTTTACCATGACCCCTAGAGAAGATTCCGATGTTAAGGTTGCTTCTGTATGGAGAACTATCATGGGTTATGTGTGGGGTAACTCCAATGGAGACTGGCAGTTAAAACAAGCTATCCATGATTATGCTACTACCGGAATGGGATAT